CAAACGGTCGAATAAATCTCCTCCGATAATGTGCATATCGCATTCTTTGCAGATACTATGTACCTGCTCAAAGAACATCTTGTATCTATTCAAAGCCCATTCTACTGGGACATTCTTTTGTCCTAGTTTAATGTGCCAGTCTGCCGTAAATAATATCACGATACGTTGAACTCGTCTTCAATGCTTTCGTCAATCTCTTCTGCGCCGTTACCATTGTCATGGATTTTGTCTAACAGCTCTTTTTGAGCGTCTGGTGTAGGACGAGGCATAACTTCATCCATAGACTTCAAAGCACTTACAAGCTCAAGCTCGTCATCATTCAAAGCACGAGGCTTGCACTTCAGAGCTTGAAGTTGATACTCTACATTGTAAGGCAGAGGGCCAGTCTTTACACGCTTAAATTGAACGTCCCAACCAGTTTCTACGTCAGTAGGGTCGCCCAGGTCTTCCGCTGCAGTAATAATTTGTTCCCACAACTTCTTCTTGAGGTTTACAACTTTGACTTGACCATTATCAATACATTGAGTTGCATAGCTCCAGCCACACTTGAGGTCGGGATAAAAATCACGAACCCAGTCTTTTTCTAAGTTGTTGAAGGTTTCTTTATTACGGTCGAAAGATAAACACTCTAAAGGAATGTTTTTGTTGTTGTCGCCAGTAACCCAATATACATAGCGGGCAAGAATATCGCCCACTAGACGAAAGCTGTTGTCACCGTCGGTGTATTGGAATGTTACTATGCTTGATTTTTGTGCAGAACCTTTCTGCTGATTAAATGAAATAGCCATTTAATGTATCTCCTTTTCGTTGACTTCTTCGTAGAGAAAGTGAATTAAATCATCTTCGTCTACTGATAGTAGCCTATTATTTTCTATTAGTGTTGCAGGGTCATTTCCGGGTGCTAATAAATAGTCCAGAGTGACCGTTTGTGTTGCAGCGTACTCCGCAGCTGAGCGTAAAGCAGCCAGTGCAATGTACTGTGCCACTTCACGATATGTGTACTTAAATGAATGGTATAGGAGGACATCGGGGTGAACCATAAAGCTCTCCCCTGTGAAATCTATTTGCGAATACTTGTAAATTTTGTCGAAGCGATTTTTCGGCACTTGTTTTTGAACAATCATACGAAAAATACGCACGGTATTAACTACCTTGCCTTCGGCTGCGTCACAGAGTTTCGGCCAATCATAAAAGAGCATATATTATACTAAAATCTAACCTTATTGTCAAGAACTATTTTTTTATAGTTGTTTGATTTCATAACCCTGTTTCATGTAATATCCTATCCTATTGGAAGCCTGCTTTTTGGCAGTATTTCCTTTGAGATGAATGTCTATGATTACTGGGTCTCTCTTGCCTTCTTCTTTTCGTATTACACGGCCTATTAGCTGTGTAAGTAAAGGCTCATTATTCACTGGTGTTCCTAGAATGAGGCAGCTTAGGTTATTTACAGAGATACCTTCGGAGAAGATAGCCTGAGTGCCAAAAAGTATACTCTTTCGCCCTTGTCTTATCTCTTCCAGATACGTTTCTCTGTCCTCGTGCGCAACCTCACCCGTAACACAAATTGCATTTTCACCAGCCAGTTCGGCGCAAGCTTTCAAGAAGTGAACACGGTCGCTTACGACCAATACCTTGTGGCCTTTTGCGGCGTAGGCCGCCGCTGCCATGGCTACTGTATGACGATATTCGTCATTGTTGCCCAATGCAGTTACTCTATTCGCCCAAGGTATTCTGTTCCCATCCATAAAGCGAACTTCCGAACGAAGAACATGGACTGTAGGAGCCATAAAGTTTTCTTTTGGGGGCTTGAAGAGTTTAGAGCCAAAGTAGTCTCTAAATACCACATGCTTTCCATCTTTTCTCTCTATGGTTCCTGACAGTCCAATCTTATATCTACAGTAATTTGTATCTATAACTTTGGAAAAGGTCGGACTACTAACGTGATGCATTTCATCAAGTATAATAGTGCCGAACTCTTTTCTAATCTTCGGAAGATTACGGTATAAAGTCTGAGTATTAGAAACAGTGATAGGTTTTGACATATCAAAGCTACCACTGCCAATCACACTTGGCGTAAATCCGAAGACTTTTTCTACCTCTTTTGCCCACTGATTTCGTAGAGGAACAGTGTGGGTAACAACAAGAGTTTTCTGTCCGAGTTTTCCTGCGATTGCCAACCCCGTAAAAGTCTTGCCCCAGCTTACCCAAGCGTTGATAATAGCATTATCATCTAGCTCGTCATAAACCGCCTGCTGACTTTCTCGGAGTTCAAACTTAAATGGAGGAAATTCTACAGGTATAGAAATCCGCTTATCAACTACCTCATAGTCTTCCGGTATGAGGTCGGTTCTTCCCACAGGAATAGTAACGAGGTCTTTCCTAACCCTTGTCATATTTTTAATAATAAAGGGCGGGTCCATTGGATTGTAAGACGGTATAGAATAGGTCAGTTCTTTTGAGAGAACTTCCTTGTATTCTTCCGTCACTTCCAAATAGATTCTGTTACTTATAACTGCTTTCATAAATCCAATTCTGTTTTAGCGGTAATATAGCTTTTGACGAAATCACTTCGTACAATGTCCTTTATCTCAAAGTCTATGAAATCGAACTGCTCCATAGAGCGTAGAACACGAAAGAAGTCGTTTAAGCCATTTGTTTTAAGGTCTGACTGTCGAAAGTCTCCACAAAAGACAACTCTACAATTCTCACCTACACGAGTGATAATAGAGTCTAATTCGTGAAAAGACATATTCTGACATTCATCCACTAATATGACTGCATCTCGCAGTGTTACTCCACGAATAAATGAAGTAGTCATAAAATGGACTAAACCCTTTGTTTTGAGAATTTCATAAGCATCACCGCGTTGAAATAATTCAATAGCGATGTCCTTATAGGGTGCCTCATATACAGCACTCTTTTCCTTCTCATTTCCAGGTAGAAACCCAATGTCTCGCGTGGGAACTGCACTTCTAATTAAAATTAACTTATCATAAACGCCCTTTGCCATGTCGTCAAATGCGAGGTAGGACGAGATAAAAGTTTTACCTGTTCCTGCGACCCCGTGTAAGACTAAATGCTGCTGACTTTCAAAAGCTAAAAGCTGATTCTTAGTCAGAGGCTCTATTTCATGTAAAGTTAATCCAGCTCCTGCGATAGTTTTCTGTTTTTTAGACATTTCTCTCATACCTTTCTTCGAGTGTCCCGCAATTTCTCACCGGAGTACTCGTATAGCAACCAAGGCATACTGCCAAGGTGCAAAATCCCCGCCCAGGTCATACCAGAGGTAGGTGGGCGAGGCACTACGAAGGGAAAACTAACTCCCTTCACTTTTAGTACGGATGCTGTGCCTTTTAATTCTACTTCTTTTATCTTGAAGTATTTTAGGCTACAACTTCTACTTTTCTCATAGATGAAAGGTCTGCCCTTTGAGTCTATGAAATATCTAGTGGTCTGTTTTATGATTCCTATATGGCTGTTAAGAGACTTACGTAATGGCAGAATATCTCGCATAGGAGTTTGTATTCTTCTTTTACCTAATGTGTCCCCTGGCATATTTCTGTCATCAATCAATCTATTTTCTGTATACAATAGTCCGTCCTTTTCATACCAATCCCCAGAGGGTAGTATGAAAACAGGGAACGCGACCTTCTTAATTGTTCTGTAAGTAATGACCATACTGCTTTTCAAACTTACCTAGCGAGTAGTCATCAGCTACGTCGAAGTCACAACCTACTGGACAGCCAGGAATGGATACACCTCTATCAAGTTGAATATAGTGTTGCAGTTTTTCACTGTAAACTTCTACTTCATCTTCTGGCACTTCTGCAAGAATCGAGTCGTGAACCAAAGCAAAGATACGAGACTTCATATTGTGAGTTCGTATATGCTCGGACATATCAATACCGCCTAGAAGATTGATGTCAGAAGCTGGTGACTGAACCAAAAAGTTAAGGCCAGAACGAATAGAGTGGCTACGAATACCTGCATCTTCAGAAGCCACGTTTGGTAGTCGTCGTTTCCTTCCAAAAAAAGAGTAAATAAACCCATTTTGTTCAATAAATTTTTGATTACTTTCCAGCCACGCTTTAAGCTTGTGGAAAGATTGAAAATAGTCATCAATAACTTCTTTAGCTTCTGATACACTGAAATAACTTCCTGAGTCCTTAGTAACTTGTTCGCTAATCTTCTTAGGGCCAGCACCATACATAATGCCGAAAGTTACTGCTTTTGCCGCTTGACGCTGTGTAGAGAAATGTTCTGCAACATCATTCACATCACAGTTGAGGCGAAATACTTTATGTGCGATACTACTATGGAAGTTTCCTCCGCTACGGAATACATCCATTAGAGCTTCATCATCTGCTAACTTAGCGGCAACATATACTTCTGCCGTAGTTAAGTCCATCGCAACTATTTTATGTCCGGGCGCAGCCTTGATACAACCTTTTACAATCGGGTTGTCACGAGGCAACTGCTGCATATTTAGCTTACCAGAAGAAGATAAGCGACCGGATGTAGTACCATGCAAATTAAAATTAGTTCGCAAGCGTGAGTCTCTATCCAGTTGAGGAATGATTTTGTCGAGATAGGTATTCTTAATCTTACTTTTTTGTCGAATGTTAAGAATGTGTTTGGGTACTTCATGTGTTTCACTTAGTTCTTGCAGTACTTCTGCATCTGTGGAGTGTGCTCCAGTTCCTGTCTTTTTGCCTGTGGGTTGCAAACCAATGTAATCAAACAAAAGTGAACGCAACTGCACCGTGCTATTTGGGTTAAAATCCTTGCCCTGAGCTTCTTCAAACTTACGAATAGCATCTACTTTGTGTAGTTCCTGCACTGCTTCATCAATATCAGTCTGCATCAATTCTTGTGCGACCAAAAGTCGTGTGCGGTCAAAAGGAACACCATTGTCCTGCGTTCTCAATAGAAAGCGAACGCCAGGAATCAAAATAGTATCGTATACTTTCTTGAGCTTTGGATTTTGTTTAATTTTTACAAACTTCTCGTAAAGTAGAAAAGTACATACAGCATCCATAGCTGCGTATGTTTTCATAACTTCAAACGGAATCATATCCCAAGAAAAGCTATCAGCATTGTAGCCGTTTGCTCGCTTGAAGTCTGCAATCCAATCATACATAGGCTTCTCGTAGTCGCCATACGGAGTAAACTTGATTGACAACTGCTTTAGACCATGCCCTCCGGGATTCTCGTCTATGAGATAATGGAGCAACATGGTGTCCTCAATGTCAGGAAACTCAAAGCCAAAGTGATACTCGAAGAATGCAACGTCGAACTTTGCATTATGAAAAATAACTTTGCGAGTGCTGAACAGCTTGTGTAGCATTTGCTCTATTTCTTCATCGAAACAGTTTGTATCTATGTAGATGCCACTCTCACCTGTATAGGACATAGATATACCAATCATATGACCGTTTCGAGGATACAGACCATTTGTCTCTGAGTCAAGAGCAATATAATCTGGGTTGGCATCAAGGGCAGCCTGAATCCATGCCTTGGCTACTTCTGTATCTTGTGTGCCCATAGCGATGGTTTCATCAATGATAACATCTTCAATCTCGCCATTGATGTGAGCAACAATGTTCTGCTTGGAAGATTCCCAAGTCTTGCGAGCTTCTGGTTTGAAAGCAAGCATAGCTGGATTGATTACAGGCAGAAACTTACCCTCTACTTTCTTTCCTGAGTATTCTGTAACTGAGTTAATTTTTGTAAAGTATTTCAGAGCATCACTGCCTACTAGAATAATGTAGTCATACGACCCCGTGTCGATTTGAATGTCACAGTCTCGCTTCAATACTTTCTTAATTGTTGGGTCAGAGCACAACTGATACTGGTCAAATTCAAAGGCTCCTTCAAATTCTCTAGCAAAGTTAGTTCTGGAAGGTTTCGTCTCTACTAATGCGACGTTAGGCATATAATTTACTCTCTAATTTTCTTACTTGAGGTTCAGTTAGTGCACCAGGGTCAATATCTTTTAGCTCGATATTTCTGGCAATGAGACCAAGTTTCTCGCACATAACTTTTATGTTTACAGCAGCTTTTTGTCCTGCTTCGTCTCCATCAAAGAAAACCGCTACTTTGGTTACTCCTTGAATAGATAGCATACTCAGCTTATCTTCGTTAATGTTATTCGTTCCAAAACAACATACAGCATTTGTCAACCCTTTATCGTGTAGGTTAATCACGTCGTATATACCTTCTACAAGTATTACTTCCCCGCGACGAGGCTGCACTTGTGGAAACAAAGGTAGTCTAGCCCCAGGAGGACTAAACTTATACTTTGGAGTGCCGTTAGCAGTATGCCTGCCTTGAAACGCCACAATCTTTCCTGAGATGTCTCTAATAGGAAAGTTTATTCTTGAAATATAGTCTGCGCCAGTGTGTTCAAAGGCTTCAAACTGTTTGTATGTCTTAGGGCTAATACCCCTCCAATTACCAATATACGGCATGTAGCCAGTAGGCATAGAAAGACCGACACTCTCTGCTCGTTTTTCTTGTATCTTTTTGGTCAACAAGTCTCTCTTTAGTTGCAGCCCACCAAACTTCTCGCCAAAGAAGGTGAACAGGTTTCCCTTAAAATCACACGAAAAGCAATTGAACCGACCATCAATTTGGTCGATTCGCATACTTGGGTTTCTATCTTCGTGTTCAGGATTTAAGCACTTTACTACAAAGTCCTTGCCCTTGGGAATATAGGGCACACCTTTCTGAAGTAATAAATCTTCTACGTTCACTCGTTCTCTATAATCTGGATAATTTTATTGGTGAGTTGTATTTCTTTCTGTACAAACCACATCTTTTTGTTTAGTTTCTCTAACTCAGCTTTATAGAACTCTAACTCTTTTTCTTTTCTTTCTTTCTGTTCTATAAAGTCTTGTAGCAGTAATATTGTAGGTTCGTCGCTCATTTACCAATCTTGTCAATATCTTCTGATGGAATCACTTGATAAGCACCTTTGTTGTAAGGAATGCTTACAGTATATTTACTACTTACTTCTTTGCGAAAAGAAGTATCCTCGGCAGGAGTAAAAGGTTTGAATTCTGGTTTAGCCTTGGGTGTAACCAAAGGAATAAAAGGATGCTCTACTTTATTGGTAAGAGGAACAAATGGACGTTCCTTACGAGTTGTGCGTTTTACTTTTCTTCGTCTGCCAGAGGGTGTATAATTCATACTTCCTGAAACTATCATACTATCTCCTGAAATTGAACGTATATTATACTAAAATTCAGGATAATTGTCAACAGTTATTTTTGGAATACTTCTAAAATTTCTTTGAATGAGAGGTGTATTTTTATCACTCTAGCTTCTCTATAGTTTCCTTTGAGTAATAAGTCTAGCCTATGATGGCCGTCTATTAGATTATTGCATTTGTCTATAATCAAAGGTTTATAGGTATCTCTAGCTACTCGCAGAAACCTCTCCTCGGTCTGGGGGAGCCGGTCTGTTTGCATAGGAGTTATATACCAAGGCTTGACTACTAGATGTTCATACTGTAATCCTTTTTCTTCTAAAACTTTCTCGGTCAACTGAGGTAAGTCTTTTCTAGAATACGTCATCTATATCTTCGCCTGTTTTGTGAGTTGTCTCTTCTTTTTGCTGTGGTGTGAGTGCGCTGTCTGGGCCAATCTTCATTGTTTCCCAATCTATTGCGGAAGTAAACGAGCGCATAGCGGCGGAACGCATTTTAGTACAATTGAATGTGATGCATTGGTCCTCTTGGTCATAAGTCTCAAGAGCATACGCTGCATCAGCAGCATCAAGTATACCTTTTGCAAAACGCGCTTCACCGCTTGCGTCTGTTTGGTATGGTGTCACAACAGTACATTCATACTCCTGCGCCATAGCCTTCAGTGCTTTACTCACTTCTATTTGTTCAGTCCAATCGTACTGTCCACCTCTGCTTGGTAGAGCGGAACGCTTAACCTGGTTGATATAGTCTACAAGGACTACACCCGCATTGATAGCTTTCACTTTCTTATCCATCTCAGCCTTAATCTTTGCTAGGGTAAGGCTGGGATCATAAACTACATCAATCTGCTGAGTCGGGAGAAGCTCGCAAGTCGTCGTAAGTTTATGGTGAAATTTTTCAAAGTCTCGGTGTCCTTTATATTCTTTCAACTGGGTCTGGCCTTCTTGGAATCGGTTCGCCCACCAGGACGCAACCAATTCCCACTCTCCTACACTCAAATTACGAGTGCGTAGGCGAGAGAATGGAACCCCCGTTGCGAGGGAACAAACTCTTTGGAGTATAGACCTACTATCCATCTCAATAGTGAAATAAATAGCAGACCTACCGCTCTCAAAGACATTGTGAGCAATGTTCGCACAAGTAAGAGATTTACCAGCTCCGCGACGGCCACCGAGGAGTACAAGGTCTCGGGGTGAGAACTGTATCTCGTGGTCGTAGTCGGCATTCAAACCTAATGGCAGGTACTTACCAATCTCTTGCTCATCCTCAAACAAAGTAATGCGTTGCATACTTTCTTGAGGCATCTCCAAATCAACTTTCTTCTCTACATCGAGAACAATTTGATGAAGATGGTTTACTGACTCCTCTGCATTCTCGAAGGCAACAGAGTTATCAATATAGTGTTCGAGCGAGTCTAAGATTTCTTTCTGAGTAAACTCATTTTTAAGATACTCAAGAAGCATAGAGGCTTCAGCCTCAACTTCTACACTCTTGACAGCGTATAGCTTTTCACGAGCTTTAGAATCTCGGACAGATAGCTCAAGGTCTTCAAATGTCGGAAGGGAATGGAAAGTATCACAATGTTTATCTATAATACTAAACAGCGTGTGATATTCCGTCGGTAAATAATCTTTACGAACGGACGTCCAGGTCTCAAAGTCCTGCAGCGTCAACACCTGCTTTATTAAAGCACTTGCAATATTCAATCCGTTCCCCCGAACATAAGAAAGCAGCCCCTAGCAAGAGCTGCTATAGAAAGCTACTACTGGGCAGCTTTTTCTCGCTTTGCAGCACCATCGTAGTCGGCAGCAACCATACCACGACGAGTCAACATTGTCTTAACACCACGAGGTGTTTTACCGATAGCATCCGCAATGGCTTCAACAGTCATTCCAGATACGTCACCTAAGTCAGCTAAAGGATCTTCTTTGGAAGCACCTTTGGTGAACTCTTGGCGAGGAATAGCGTCAATGTGACCTGAACGCAGAAGGCTCAGAGCTTTACCACGAATGCTATTTACGCTACGGTCAAGAGCATCAGCGATAGCTTCTACGAAAGCGCCGTCGTTTACCATCTGGATGAAAGTAACTTCTTCATCTTCAGAGTAAGTGCGAACAGTCTCTACTTTAGGAGCTGCTTTAACGTGGCCAGTCAATTCCATAGACAAGATTTTGCCTTGGATTGATTTAGCACTGAACTCGCCGCCTTCAAAATGCTCGGCGATTTGAGCGTATGTATACTCACCGCTGTTGTCTGCGACAAAAGCTGCAAGAGTAGCTTCTTGTGCTTCACTGAAAGCACGAGCTGTAGAAGTAGAGGCAAGCTCTACATCAAAACCCATCTTACGCAATTTGCTAGAAATTGAACGGGTAGAAGTTTCAAGCTGGTCTGCTGCTTCTGCAACGGTAGCTTGGGAAATAGGTGATTCGTCACCAACAAAGTTAGTCAACTCGTTAGTGCGTTCGTCAGTCCACTTTGGCAATGCCATATTTAGTCTCCGATAAAATCTAAAAGATTTTCTATTATTGTTACGCCAGACTCTCTGGCTTTGGTTGTTTTCGCTGATTCAATACCACTTTCATTTACTAGAATGCTCACTTCTTTGGTCAGGGAGCCAACGACTCTATATCCTAACACTGATAGTGCTTGTGTGGCTTCAGCTTTTGTTTTGAAACTCTTCAATCTACCACTGATGCAGACCACACCTTTTGTCTCTACTTTTGCAGCTTTTCTAAACTGCATCGAGTGAGGCAAAAACATATAATCCAAATCTTCCTGAGCTAAGAACTCCACCAAAGATTCCGTTGCTTTTGGCCCAAGACCTGCTCGCTTGCAACTTTCTGTGTTTATATCATAAATGTCATCACACACTACAGAAAGTTTTTCAGTGGCTGTCTTACCAATTAGCGGAATACTCAATGCTGGAAGTATCTCATTCAGAGAGGCTTTTTCCGAGTTTTGTATTTCTACTAACAATTTCTCCGCGAGCTTTTCAGAATTTAATCCTTCTACTATGTCCTCTAACGAAAGTTGATAGATGTCGTGAGGACTTGTCAAACCCAACTTTTCGACAGCAGCAGGCCCAAGACCCTTAATTTTAAGAGTTTTAGCAAAGTGCTGCACGCGCTTTTGGGATTGGCTGTCACAAGAAGTATTGCGACAGTAAAGAAGGTGGTTACTCCACTCAAGCATAGAATCGCAACTAGGGCAGTTCGTAGGGGCTTGAATCGAAAACACTAAAAAGACTCCTGTGAAATTGAACGTATATTATACGAGAAATTAAGATTTTTGTCAAGAACTATTTTTTGAAAGGTTAGGAAGATTGAACGCGTCGTAGAATACGAGGTATAATCTCACCGCTACGTATAACTTCTACGTCACATCCAATTTCCAGGTCTAACTCTCGAATATACTCGATGTTGTGCAGAGTAGCCCTACTTACTGTCGCTTCACCTATAATTACAGGCTCCAGGATAGCAACAGGGCTTACTACACCACTCTTACCCACTTGCCATTTAACATCCAATAGTTTAGTTACTACACCGTCTTTCTGCTCTTTGAGCGCGAAAGCTCCTCTTGGATGGTGGGCAGTGTATCCGAGTTTCTCAAATTTATAGTAGTCATCAATACGATAAACTTCGCCATCGTCAGGATACATACTGATGTCGGTGGTTAGAACAGTATTAAAATCCCAGCTTGCAAGTATCGCCATAGCCTCCGTCCACTTATCCGCGATAAAGGACTGAGCATCATAGGCTATAAACTGCAAAGGACGTTTGCGAAACTCCTCAATATCTTTCAAGTTTAGTGACCCCGCTGCGAGGTTTCTCGCATTCGGTAAGTCTTTAGGAGCTACTACTTCCCCTGTAATCTGAACAATGCTATTGCAGTCGATAATGTCTGGGACTAAATAGACCATCTTATCAAGTATGGGTTGTCCCTTTTTACCGTCACCTCTGGTGAGAGCTTGTTGTAGCTTACCGTTGATATACAACAGAGATACAGCAGCCCCATCTAGCTTTACGCTTCCGACATAGCCGGAGTCATTACTAGATGCAGGACATTCTTCTACTGAAAAGAACTTTTGTTGAGAATACATAGGGAAGTAGTGAGAAACTCCAGATTCAACTCTGTATCCTACGGAATTATAGTTATGCTGGTCTGCGAGTTTATCAAACTCGGCATCAGAAAGAACAGGATTACCTTCGTAATACATCTTGCTGGCATGGTCTAGAAATTCGCGCATTATTCTCTCACTAAATTTGAAAGTATATTATACGAGTATTAAGGTAAAATGTCAAGAATTATTTGTAGATTTCGTCAATATATTCTTTGAAGTATTCTTCTAGTATGTCTTTTGACTCTGCGAGCGATATAATCTCTACTAACCCCGCGAAGAGTTCTCGTGAATTATTCAAATCTAACTCCATAGCGATACCTTTGGGAGTAGGCTTCCACTCTTCTTCAAAGTCTAAGTAATACTCGCGCAGGTGCAAATACTCAACACCCCGAAAAGGGTTGATGGTAAGTCTTACTTGAGTTTCTTTTTGTTCGTTATGGTGTATTACTTTTTCATACACTGCCGGAGCTTCATGTAATAATACCATTACCTACCGCCATTTTGTAAAATGGACGATAGAGGTACTACACTTGTAACGCTTTCAGGCTTCAAAAGACGATACGAGTCTGTATCCCAACAAAAAAGCAAAAGAGTCCCTTCAGACCCTTTTGCCCTATTTTTCTTCTTCTGAATGTAAGGTGTAGAAAAGTCTAATGTACAGACATTGTACTTTAGCTTCTTAGAGTTTTCACTGCGGTAGGTAATGATTGCATCGCCATATTCAGTTACTAACTTTGCTAATGCCTCTTTGTTCACGAGTTCTCCTTGTTGTCGTGGGTTAGCAAAAGTTGTTTTACTGTGCCACGCTCTTCAAAGAGAAAGCCCCCGAAGGGGCTAGAGAATTAGTTAGCTACTGCACCCAATACTGTTGTGAAGTATTGTGCTGCTTTGCCAGTCAACTTAGATACTACATCTTCGTCAACTTCCTGACCTGCATCAGTGATGGCTGCAATCAGAGCTTCTTGAGCGGCTGCTTTTGAAACTCGTGTTCCGCCAGTAGAAGTAGAGCCTGAGCTACCACCTGCTGCTGGAGTTTTCTTAACATAGACACCTGCTTTGCTAAGAATCATGCGAACACCGTTTGGTGATTCGTCGAACTCATCTGCGAGTTCTTTAACAATCTCCATAGAATTTTCTGGAGTTGGATTTTGTTCTTCGTATGCTGCAATAACTGCTGCTTTCTTGTCGTCGTCCCAAGCCATTCGTCGGCTCCTTTTCTTGGTTCTAGTTGAGCCTGGGCAGGTGCCCAGAGTTTGTATTTGCTGTTCGTAAAATCGGTCGCCCATTGGTTTCCTCAATTTCTTGAATACTATTATAGAGAAATTTGAGCATGATGTCAAGAACTATTTTTAGACAGGTGCTCCGACAAATCGTGGCATTTCCTCACTATTTTCTTCATACCAGCGCATCATTTCTTCCCAACGAAAGTATTGCTGTGCTTCATAGCACCAAAACAGTGCTTGGTAGTAGGGGTCTTGTGAACGGTCAATCATTATAATACTCCTCGTCGTAGTAATTCCATACGACACTTG